AAATGACTTTTTCTCCTGCCTTGAGGGCAAGATGCACACGGTAGGACTTGCGCCCCTTGTATGCGTGATTGTGGGATGCAAAAGAGGCATCCCCGGAGCCTCCGCTTGTGTTCTCCGTCCGGTGGTCAACTGTCATCTCAACTGTGAAATCACGGACATTGTTGGTGAGCATCAGTTGTGCCCCCGTCAAGGTCTTTTTCTGGTCAACCTGGATTTTAAGCGGAGAGGCGGAGGTGACTGTGCCAAAGCATACGCTCATAGGACCGGATGCCTGCACGGCCTCCACAGCCGCCTGCTTGACGGCTTTGACAAGCTGGTTAATATCAAGTGACAAATGTACCACCTCGCATTTTGAGCTCCATGAGGTGCATCCCGTCCTTGAAAGTGTGCTTGCACTGTTCCACCATGAGATAGTTGGACACATTGATGTCACCAAGTCCAAGCATGACCACCAGCAGCGTGCCTGCCCTCACACGGATGTCACCAAGGACATCCTTGAGCCGCAGGGTGCGTGTTTTGGTGTTGTAGAGGTCAAGCAGGGCATCCGCCATTGCTTTGGCATTGCCGTTGCTGTCCAACTTCTCATAATACTGGAGCACGCCCCACTGGTTGATGTGTGAGCTGTCCTGGGCAATGTAGACCTCACGCTTGCCGGTGTCCTTGTTCTCATAGGTCAGCTTTACCTTATCATAGGTCTGGGATGCGATGGAGCTTGTATAGTCGTAGTCACCGGCGGTGTCCTCATCAATGAGCACACCCAATTTCATGTTGCCGATGCTCTTTAGGGTCAGCTTTCCAACATCATCATAGAGCACAAACATTTTGCCGGTGGCTTTGAGTGTTGCATCCAAAGCGTTCTGGATGATGTCAAAAAGGGTTTGGTTGTCCTCCACACGGCTTGCAATCGTATGACCGGTGCTCTCAATGTCACCAATATTGAGTTTGAAATCCTCCGCAATCATCTTGATAAGGTCGCGGGCGGTTTTGTTCTCATACACATAGGTGTCCTTGTTTTTCAGATAATAAAGCTGGTCGTATGCTGTTACTTGGATAACAGCCGGATTGCTGCCCTTGCGGGATTTTTCAAACACAAAGCCATAAAAGATGGGGGTGCCGTCCACGGAAAAACGGCACGGGTCCCCCTCTTGAAAGCTGAGGCCATCGGTCTTGACCACCTCAAAGGTCATCTTGCCCGGTTGCCCCTGGCGCTCCCACTCAATGGTGACATCCTCCACCACGGGAGGGAGCATTGCATTGGCCCCGTGTTGTATCAGCAATTCACAACTCATGGGATGGTAAACACCTGCCCAGGATAGATGAGGTTGGGGTTGCTGATTTTATCCGTGTTTGCTTTGTAAATCTTGGTGTACTGAGCGCCGCTGCCATAATACTTGGATGCGATTGCCCAGAGCGTATCACCTTTCTTTACGGTGTAGGTCTTGGTTTTGGGTGCGGTGCTGGCATCCCGTTCCTTTTTGACAGAAACGGTTGCCTTTTTCTTTTTTGCGGCCGGCTTTTCCACAGTAAATGTCTTTGTACCGTAGGCACGCCACTGCTTGAGATTGACATCCACACTGACATCAAGCCCCTCTTTAGCCTCCTCCACAATGTTGTAGTCCTCAACGCTCACTTTCATGTTGGTGTCATAGAGGCTCCGCCCATTCGGTGAACGGCGCACCATGATAAACCTTGTGGTGCGCTTGTCGGTTTTCAACTTCTCAAGGATGCCAAGGTAATACTCCGGTGACCGGGCGGCAGAAAGCATGGGCAGGGTAAATGGCACCACAATCTCTGTCAGACCCGGTACACGGAGAAAATTGATTTCACCCTCGTTTAAGAGGGTGATGGTTTCGTTTTGACCTTTTATCTTTACTGTGAGTTTTTCCGGTGTCGGCCATTCCACACCGTCCAAGTAGCAGGTGTAACTCATTATTCATGCACCCCCTCAGCGGCGGTCACAAGGGCCTCGGTAAAGCCGTCTGTGAGCTCCGTGATAATTCCGTCAATATCGGCACTGCCGTCAATCTTGTTGGTCATGCCGGTCATGTCAATCTTGACCTCTGCGGTGGTGAAACGGTTGATTGCATCACGCTCCGCAATGTCACGCAAATACTCCAGTTCCTCATCCGTAACAGATAAGCTGTCAGCAATGCTCCCGGTATCACCGGCAATACTGCCGACATCGCCCATCATGCTGGACATATCAAAGCCGCCGCCGTCACCCATGTTGAACATGCCGCCAATTTTGTTCTCAACGCCGGCGCCAAAGTCATAGCCTTTGCTCCAGGCATCGCCATACTCAAAACGATGGTCAATGGTCGGTGCTTCACGGTCAAGGGTGATGGAGTTTTCATTCTTGCCCCATGCAAGCACCTTGTCCTGCAAGGCGTTTAGTCCGCCTGTCCAATCGGTGCCGAAAATAGCATCAATGATTTTTGTGACAACCTTGCCCAAAGACAAAAACCAAGAGATGATGTTGCCAATGAGGTTTGCCACGGCATCACCAAAGCTGTTAAATCCGCCGTTGCACACATTCAAAATCCATTCAATGATACCTAAAAACGGCTCAACAAAGATGCTCCAGATAAACTGGATGATAGCATTGAGCAAGCCTATGACGGTGTTGCCGATGATTGCGGCAAGCACCAAAACAGCACCGCAGATGATGCCCGTGGCAGATGTGCTGGCACCCGTTACTCTGTTCACGGCAGCAACCACAGCATAGATGAGGGCAATGAGCAGAATGACGCCCATGATGATAAGGAAAACAGGGTTGAGTGCCATAACGGCATTGAAAGCTGTCTGCACGGCAGTCCACACTTTGGTTGCCGCCGCAACGCCCTTTGTAGCGATAAGGTACACTGCAAGAGCCGCCGCAACGCCCAAAACAAGCGGGCCGATAATCTCAATGTTGTTGGCAAGCCAGTTTATGAAAG